GCCTGTGGTGTGCCTGTGGTGTGCCTGTGGTGTGCCTGTGGTGTGCCTGTGGTGTGCCTGTGGTGTGCCTGTGGTGTCGCTATAGGCTCCCCTTGATTCCCTCACACTTTGCTTTCTGGTAAGCCTTTTAGCGCCCCAATGGTGCCCAATGGTGCCCAATGGTGAACGTTTGGTGCCCAATGGTGAACGTTTGGCATTACTACGCGCACGCGCATGGGGTCATTTTCGCACACGGGGGAGGGGTAGTTCCATTAGGTTTTTATAGTAGTACCACCCTAGACACAAAAAAGTAGCATTTTGAACACTAAAGTGCACCAAAAAAAAGCATTTTAGTACACTAATAGGCACTAATTATTAGTAAATTCTGTAGATCAACTTCTTGAATTCCATAGATTTTGTCAATGGTTGACTAAATGGTCAAATGGTGGGCTAATGGAAGACACAAATATGCAATATTTTAGCTAAAAGTAGCCTAAAGGGGTTGACTTTTAGTAAAAAATATGCTATAATATACAGGTAAACTAAAGCAGCTTAAGAAGAAAACTTTAAAGAAATAAAATAAAGAAATATCCTAACGCTGCCTTAGGTATCCTTAAGTATCTTATACAAGTACCGCAGGTGCGGCTAAAGGCAATACTTATGTCCGAAGGTAACTTACCTAGAAAAAGAGGTAGACCTAAAAAATCCGAAGTTGTGTCTAATAAGAAAGGCCATAGGAATGCAGTAGGTAGACCTAAAGGTGACGCAGCTATCATTAATGAGTACAAAGCTCGTATGTTAGCATCCCCTAAGTCACAAAAAGTCTTAGACAGTATCATGAATGCTGCTTTAGACGACGATCACAAACATCAAGCAGCAGCTTGGAAACTAATGATGGACAGAATGCTACCCATAAGCTACTTTGAAAAAGATAAGCTTAGTAACGGTAGGAATAGTGTCTCCATTACTATTAGCGGTATTAACACTGAAGCATCCATAGACACTTCAAGCACTATAGAAGGAGACTTTACAGAACATGAGTAAAGAATTTAAATATTTTACTTATGAAGAGTTTAACTGTCAAGAGACAGGTAATAATGCTATGTCCATAAACTTTATACATCGTTTAGATGAGCTTAGAGAAAAGTGTGGTTTCCCCTTTACTATCACCAGTGGTTATAGAGATAGGACTCATAGTGTTGAAACTAAGAAAAAAACTGTGGGTAAGCATGTATTAGGGATAGCTGCGGACATAGCCGTTAAGGACGGTAATCAGAAATATTTAATTGTAAAAAATGCTATGGAAATGGGCTTTGGGGGTATAGGGGTTGCCAAAACGTTTATTCATGTGGATGATCGTAAGTCTGTACCTGTAGTTTGGTCTTATTAGTGTCCGAACTAAATATTAACTTACTGCCTTGGCAGCAGGAGGTCTGGGAAGACCCTACACGCTTTAAGATAGTAGCTGCGGGTAGACGTACAGGTAAGTCTCGTTTAGCAGCATGGTTATTAATTGTTAATGCTTTACAGACTGATAGAGGTACTGTCTTTTATGTGGCCCCAACTCAGGGTCAAGCTAGAGACATTATGTGGGAAACCTTAATGGACTTAGGGCATCCCGTAATATCCTCCAGTCATATAAATAATTTACAAATAAAATTAGTCAATGGGGCTACAATAAGCCTCAAAGGTGGAGATAGACCGGAAACAATGCGGGGTGTCTCCCTAAAGTTTTTGGTCTTGGATGAATACGCAGACATTAAACCTGACGTATGGGAACAAATTCTAAGACCTGCTCTAGCTGACCAAAAGGGTCATGCTTTGTTCATAGGTACGCCTATGGGACGAAACCACTTCTATGATCTGTATAAATATGCGGATCTAAGTGATGATACGTCTTACAAAGCATGGCATTTTACTAGCTACGACAACCCTCTATTAGATGAAGAGGAGATAAACACAGCTAAAAAGTCAATGTCCAGCTACGCCTTTAGACAGGAGTTCATGGCTTCCTTTGAAGCCAAAGGCTCCGAAATGTTTAAAGAAGACTGGGTACAGTTTGCCAGCAATAAACCGGAATACTTTGACTGTTACATTGCTGTGGATTTGGCGGGGTTTCAGGACGTATCTAAAAAGAAGTCTAAAAATACTCGTCTTGATAATACAGCCATTGCAGTTGTCTTTGTAAATGAAGACGGATGGTACGTAGAAAATATTATATACGGTAGGTGGACTTTAGAGGAGACTGCTCAAAAGATCTTTCAAGCCGTTAGGGACTATAAACCCATTAGCGTAGGTATTGAAAGAGGTATCGCTAAACAGGCGGTTATGTCTCCCTTAGTGGACATGATGAAGCGTAACGGTTTCTTTTTTAGAGTTGAGGAGTTGTCTCACGGAAACCAAAAGAAGACTGACAGAATTATGTGGGCTTTACAGGGTAGGTTTGAGAACGGTATTATAAGCTTAAGCAAAGGAGAGTGGAACAGTCGCTTTTTGGACGAACTGTTTCAGTTTCCAGACCCCCTAACTCATGACGACTTAGTGGATGCTTTAGCCTACGTAGACCAGTTAGCAAAAGTTGCTTATGCTGGAGATTTTGAACAGTACGATGAATTTGAAACTTTAGACTCCGTAGCAGGATATTAAATATATGGAAGATTACAACGAAGACAGTAAGCCTTTAATGATCCAAGAAGCTTTGGAAGACTGGGTTATTACTAAGTGTGACTTATGGCGAGATCACTTTGAAGCAAACTACGCACAAAAGTTTGACGAATACTACAGACTTTGGAGAGGTATCTGGGCACAGGAAGATGTGACCCGAGAATCAGAAAGATCTAAGATTATCAGTCCAGCCCTACAACAAGCAGTGGAGAGTTCCGTTGCAGAAATTGAAGAAGCAACCTTTGGAAGAGGAAAGTTTTTTGACATCAAGGATGATGCTAATGATCCTGATAAAGCTGACATTGTATATCTCCGTTCTCATTTGCATCAAGACTTTGAAAAAACTAAAGTTAGGAAAGCTGTTGCGGAGTGTCTTATCAATGCCGCTGTCTTTGGTACGGGGATTGCTGAAGTTGTTATTGCCGAAGAAAAAGAAATGAAACCCGCTACTCAGCCCATTATGGGAGGGGATTTAACTGCTGTGGGTGTAAGCATTACCGACAGGACTGTTGTTAGCATGCGTCCTGTTATGCCTCAAAACTTTCTTATTGATCCCGTTGCTACTTCCGTAGAAGAATCTTTGGGTGTAGCTGTGGATGAGTTTGTTTCAGCACACACAGTAGAGCAATTACAGGAGGCTGGTGTTTACAAAAAGTGTCACATAGGCACAGCAGCTCCTGACTTTGACATTGAACCCGACCAAGACTTAACCTCTTACACTGATGATAAAGTTCGTCTTACTAAATACTACGGTTTAGTGCCTACGTACTTGTTAAAGGACGCACAGGCTCAGTTGTCTCGTTCCGAAGAAGAACAAGAAGAAGACGAAGAAATTGTAGAGTTAGACAAAGAAGGTGGAATGTTTGATGATGAGGAAGAAAACTACTACACTGAAGCAGTTGTTGTTATAGCTAACGGCGGTATTTTGTTAAAAGCGGAAGAAAATCCTTACATGATGGGCGACAGACCCATTGTAGCTTTCCCATGGGACGTAGTACCTTCACGTTTCTGGGGCAGAGGAGTCTGTGAAAAAGGCTACAACAGCCAAAAAGCACTGGACGCAGAGATCAGAGCACGTATAGACGCTTTGGCCCTTACAGTGCATCCTATGATGGCTATGGACGCTACACGTATTCCCAGAGGATCAAGACCGGAAGTACGAGCAGGTAAGCTTATCCTGACCAACGGTAATCCAGACGAAATCTTAAAGCCATTTAACTTTGGACAAGTCAGTCAGATTACCTTTGCACAGGCTGACGCACTTCAGAAGATGGTACAGACCGCTACAGGAGCCATTGACTCAGCGGGTATAGCAGGGAGTATTAATGGTGAAGCAACGGCTGCCGGTATTAGTATGTCTCTTGGTGCTATTATTAAGCGCCATAAGCGTACACTAATTAACTTTCAAGAATCTTTCCTAATTCCCTTTGTAACCAAAGCTGCCCACAGATACATGCAGTTTGACCCTGAGAATTATCCCGTTGCTGACTACAAGTTTAATGCTACGTCTACCTTAGGTATTATGGCCCGAGAGTACGAAGTTACACAGCTTGTACAGTTGCTACAAACAATGAAGGCAGACTCACCTTTGTACAGTTCTTTGATATCAGCAATCATTGACAACATGAATGTGTCTAACCGTGAAGAGTTAATTCAACGTTTAGAGCAAGCAGGTCAGCCTACACCGGAGCAACAGCAAGCACAACAAGCTGCACAACAAGCTCAGATGCAGTTTCAACAGTCTCAAACAGCGGCTCTCTCAGGACAAGCTCAAGAGTCTCAAGCAAGGGCGCAGAAGATTGCTATGGAAACACAGCTTATGCCTCAGGAGCTTGAGATTGACCGCCTGAAGGCTGTGACGACTAATCTTAAAGCAGGAACGGAGGACGACAAAGAGTTTGAACGTAGACTTAAAGTGGCTGACATGCTGCTTAAAGAAAAAACTATGAAAAATAAAACTAACGGTACTACAACCAGCAGCGCCGCTGCAATACCACTACAACCGAGAGGGCCAAATGGTCAGTAATAGAGAACTGGAAGAAGTAGTAGCACAGATTAACCGTAACTTTGAACTAATATTTAGCAGATTGGAGGCTTTAGAAAGTGCCAATGAAGAAAGATCCAAAACTAGCAAAGGCGGGAGTAAGCGGGTACAACAAGCCGAAGAGGACGCCTAACCACCCTACTAAATCTCATGTAGTTGTTGCTAAGGAAGGTGACAAAACAAAAACTATTAGGTTTGGACAGCAGGGAGTCAGTGGTGCGGGTAAAGCCCCTAAGACTGAGAAAGAAAAAGCCAGACGCAAATCATTTAAAGCTCGTCATGCAAAGAATATTGCAAAAGGTAAGATGTCAGCAGCGTACTGGGCAAATAAGGAAAAGTGGTAGTGGCAGGTCTATATGAAAATATTCACGCTAAACGTAAGCGTATTGCTGCGGGTAGTGGAGAAAAGATGAGAAAAAAAGGCACTAAGGGCGCTCCCACCGCTAAAAACTTTAAACAAGCAGCTAAAACAGCCAAAAAGAGGAAAAAATAATGCCAATGG